CTTGACGGGCGCACAGCACGAAAAGCGAGAGGTTGTGTCAGGCGTCGTCCCCCACGGGCTTGTTACCGTAATCGTGGTCGTGGTGTTCGAGTCTATCGAGCGCACTTGCCCCTGGCCAGTTCCTGCCGTAATCCACACCTTGCCGCCACTCAAGTCGGCCAAGTCGAGTGTCGTAGAACCAATCGTCGTGCTGGATACTTCCCCCGCCGTAGCAGCAACACTGTTACAATACATGCTCTTCCCGGCGTCGGCGTCGTAGGGCCGAAACGATACTAGGGCGTTTCCCATGTAGCTTGAGATATCAATAGACGTGCTGTAGGTGGCTTTTGCCAAATAGATGATAGCGGTGTTGGTGATAAATTGTGGGAGCATTGAGAGTGCTTTATTGGGGGTTGCAAACGGCGCGCCGATTGTTCCGTCTCCGGTAGAATCGCTGCCCGCCGTTCCATCTACATATAAAGCGATTGAGCTTCTATTGGTGCGGGCAATGGGATACCATGCTGTCCCATCGTCTTTGACCTCCATCGCGCCGGCGTTGTCACGGAATCCATAGCCGCTTTCACCCGTTCCACTAAAGTTGAGATAGCCATCAGAAATAGCGCCCGTAACGGTATCGCTCTCTAGTCGTTCCAGGTATTCCACGCGACGGCGCAGCTTCTCTATATCTTTGTAGAGGTCTTGGATCGTATCGTCATACATCTTCGAGTGTCACCAGTATAGACTCTGCGCCCACATTATCGCCGTTCACGGTAATGGTATATTCTGCCACTTTCTTAGTGGCGGTGTATCCCATAAAGGACGCCGTGACCAAATCTCCGAAGAAGTAGTGCTTGCCCAACAAGCAGCCCGGCGTTTGTAGCGCCGTGAACGTGAGCGCGTTCTTGGGTCGCCCCTCCTCCAGCGCCTCATCGCCCGCGTTGTTCAGCCCGTCGGTATCATCCTCGTTGCGTTGATCCAGGAACTTTTCGATGCGGTTCCAAGTGCTGTCGGCAATGCGCGTGGCGTCTGTCCGCCAGACCATCTCGCGGTCGGCGCCCGCCCCCTGCCCGCCCACTAAAACGGCGCTGATCTCGTCTTGGCGCATGACGGCGATATTGGGTGTACCCATGTTCCCCAGTTCGTAGCTGAACTTGACCGTACTGGAGCGATCCGTTCCTCGTTGCCCGTCATACCAGCGGAACTCAAAGGTGGCCGCGCCTGTGCCGATGATGTCGAAATCACCGCCTCCGACCTTGGCGATGTCCTGGCATGTTGTCAACAGGTTCTTGTTGGACGCCTTGATCGTAACCGTCTCGCCATTCGCGCCGTCCGCCTCGACGCTCAACCCCGTCAAAGCCCGCGCGCCGGCGCCTGATCCTGCCTGCGCGGTGACGTAATCTTTGCACACCGTCTCCGCCGCGCCCGTTTTCTCTGCGTCCGCCGACCCCGCTGCCGCTTCGACGATGCGCCGGTTGATGAGATCGAGATACCCGCGCCCTGATATTTCACACACTAAATCGCCGTCGGTAGTGATGTAGTAAGTGCGCCCGCGCATCAGCCCTTCATACTCCAAGTACCAATCAATGCCCATCTCTGGCCAACGGCGGTAGAACTCAACTTGGCTGTCTAACTCGAAGATAGCCGTGCGAATCATGAACGATCCTATGGGTTCATCGGCTCGGCGGTTGATGAGGATGGCAAAGGCGCCAGGGCAATTGACGCGCCGCATGAACGAATAGGAGAAGAAACCCGATTCCTCTCCCGTCAATTCGGCGCGCAACAACCCATCCACGCCTTTAACGCGAATCTTAGATACGGCTGGCATGGTTCCTCAGCTATCGGCGGTGTATTCGAACTCAACTGCGGCGATCAAGAGTAAATCATTGAGTGTGTCGTTGGCATGTGTGCCCCGTCGCCAGATATATCCATAGACGATGCTTCCTGCGACCAACGCCGCATCCGAGACGGCGATCTGCGGTGTCCATACATAGGCTGCCGCGATAGAGTCGGTTTCCCAACTGTTAGTTAAGGTTGCGGTATCGTCCGCCGCCCGGTTGATGCAATAAAATACTGGCTGGATATACACGTTGCCCGTCCCGCTAGACCCGATCAAGACGCGCACCTTCGCGCCAGATACAAAGTCGGCGGGGACTTGGAATGCAAACGACGCCCCGACGTAATCTACGGTATGTACCACCGCAACCGCTCCAGCGACTTCGTAGGCATATTCTGGATGGCCGGCATAATATAGCGCAATGGGTTTGGCAGAGATATACCGTGTCCGGTTGGCGATCATAGCGGGGGTAACTTCCGTTGTCGAATGAATATAGTCGCGGTCATCGGTGATAGCGATGACATCTCCCGTCGTGATCGTCCCGTAAGCGATGCTGATCTCCCAGGTGGTGTTAGCCGTCTGCGTCACCGCTGGCGGCGTCGCTGTGCCGTCGCTGGCCTCCAATAGAGCCAATCGCACTGTCTGCGCCGCCCAGCTTGCCCGCAATACCACACGCCAACCTGTCGTGCCCGATGTCGGGTGTCTTAGCGTCAGCGTCACAGGGGCGGTGTTCCAATAGGGAAACCCATAGCACAATGCCCCGCCGGTGTTCACCGATAGGTTGCGCCCACTGGGGTTGGTTACTTCCAATTCATTCCCGTAACCGTCCGCCACACCCTCGCTGGTATTGTCGCGGGTGAAGAGCATTTGCATCCATGTCACCATCTGCGACATAGAATAGCCGCCCGCCGACCCGTCCCCCGTTCCGCTTGTAGTCCACAAAATGCTGTTCTCTGCCAATTTGCAATTCTCCTACCATAACCTAATTAGAGCACACTCCAATATCGGACGTAATAAGTAATCGTTACCATTGTGGCGCCCGTGATATTGTCCCCAGTCACACGCATGTCATTCGAGCCGCTATCCACTTCAGGGTGCGGCGCTAGGTGAAAGGTCGCCAGGTCGCTATCAATCGTCAATGCATCGGTGCGATCCGCCGCCAGGTTATCGGTGACGGTTTTGTAACCGTAGCGCAAATCAATCTCCAGATACTCGCCGTCCGATATGTCGGTTCCTGTAAAGTCCAACTTCTCATTGGTGCTGTCATTGTAAATCACCAAGTCGTCAATCGGCCCCGTCACACGAATGATCGGGTAACTGGCCCAAGTGCCGTAATAGTGAACAATAAAGTTCTCGTTGATTTCCGCCGCGCCGATCAATACCGGCACGGGCGTTGGGATCAGAAACGCCGAACCGCCGCCCGTGATGTCGAACCGCAACACATAGGGCGTCGGGTCGTAGGCGATGGGGTCGTCGGCAATCAACTGCAACACGTCGGTGGCCGAATAATCGGGGTCGCCCGCCGTGCGCGGCGAGGTCATGCCGTCATAGTAATGAACGTCCAACCGCCGCGTCGTGCCGTCCGGCAGGCCCACGTCAAGATAAATCGGTGTGTTGACCTGTGACAACATCTTCGAGATCATGTCGCGCTCGATCCCCAACTGCGTTTCGCTGCTGCATTGCAAGTGCAACTTTAGCGATACGACGCGCGGCTCCAATAACGCCTGCGAGAGCGATTGGCCGTGTTGCTGCGGGCCGGAACGCACCGCACGTCTTGGTTTCACCAACCCCAACCCATCGTGCTCCATCACATAGCTGGGGCCTGAGAACGCATAGCTATCGCCCGCGACATTGCGCAGCGTGAACGTCCCGCGATTGGTCATCCCGTCGTCCCCATTTGCAATTTCATCAGCAAGGCGCGCATCGCGGGCATGACGTTCTCCGGCGATGCCTGGATGGTAATGTTGTAACTGAACTCGCGCTGGTTGTTATTGTTGGTCGTGCTGTTGCTGCCTCCCCCGCCCCTACCCAACGGCGTCACCTGCACCCGCTCCGCGCCCTTTTCGCCTACGCCGATCAGGGTGGGTTTGTTGAATACCGCATCTACGCCTTGCCCATACCATTCCACGTGAATGACTGGAATGGTCGGGAACAGGTCAATCCCCGTGCGTTGTTGGGTGACAATGAAGTGCGGTAACTTGATTTGCGGAAAAGCAATGTTACTGATGATTCTGCTAATATCCTGCCAGATACGCTCGATCTCGGATTTGATTGCCCTGAATGGGGCTGTGATCTTGTCCACGATGGGCGTATAAAGGCGGTCTATAATGGTGAAAAAGTCGTTATGCCACCAATCGCTGAATCCTCTAGCGATGCCGTCCCAAATGAGCTTGAGAGCCTGTTTCGTTCCATCCCAAGCGCGAGTAAGAACAGTCTTGAACTCCTCCCACGCTCCTGCCCAATCCCCGTTGATAAGCAACATCCCTATTTTGATAAGGCTCAAGACCTGCTCGATGGCCGTTCCAACAACGATCTTGATTTCCTCCCATGCAAAAATCAATATGTTTTTAAGGCTGGGCCATACCGCTTTCCAGAGTCGTTCGATCCCGCCGAGTACATTGCTGATCGTTGTCTGAATGAGCGGCAAGTTCTCCTTGACCCAATCCACAACGACGCCGAATTCGCGCAAAAAGAAGGCGCGCACGTCATTAAGCCACGGGCCTAGAAATTCAATGACATCCGTTGTAATTGTCTTAACAGTACGATATAGAGCATCCCATTGTTCGCTCCAATCAGCATTTACAACGATCATTACTAGGTCGAGCGCCTTGAGCAAAATGGAAAGCGCCGTATCTACCGTCTTTTGGATTTGCTCCCAAACAAAATCAACAATGGGTTTGAGCAGCAGCCACTTTTCTTGCCACGAGGCTACCGTATCGTTCATCACCCGGACGACCGTCTGATGGATAAGCGGCATGTTGCGATCTGCCCAGTCGGTAATCTTCTGCCACTCTTGCATGAAGAATCCGCGCGCCTCAATAGACTTGTCGCGGATGAAGGGGACAATCTCGGTCATCACCCAATCTACCGTTCGTCCGATGATCGGGAACTTTTCCAACACCCAATCATAGATTTTCCCAAGTTCTGCTCGCGCCCAAATCCAGGCCTCATTAGATTTGGTGCGAATCCACTCCGCAATCTGCCCCCACAATTCGGCAGTCTCTTGGCGAATCATGCCCCAAATCTCAACGGCGCGGGCGCGGATGTTCCCCCAAATCTCAACAGCCTTGTCTTGGATATTTCCCCAAATGCCGGGCCAGGCCGCCTGCAATTCTTGCGCCTTTCCAAGCACCCAGTCTTTGACGCTTGTCATGGCGCCTTTGATATAGGGCGAGATGAAATCCCATACCGCTTGCGCGACCATTTTGACTTTATCCCACGCCGCCGCCCAGTTGCCGTTGATGAGGTCAAGAGCAATATCCAATGCAATCAAGATTCCCTTGAGCGCCGTATCGAGAATGAATGCGATAATCGGCCAGGTCGCTTTCCAAACAATCAAGATAGCATCGAGCACGTTATTGAAAGCATCTTTGATGTCGGGTAGGTTCGTTCTGATCCAGTTGACGATCAGACCTACCTCTTGGATAACAAACGGAACCACGTCGCCCAAGACCGTTCTTACAATCGTCTTGATGCGCTCCCACGTATCGCTCCAGTCTGTCCCTACGATGGCCATTGCCGCGAGCATAACCCGTCGTACAATCTCCATGCCGCTCTCTACCAACCCAGAAATCGTGTCCCAAATGAACTCGGCATTGTTCCGCAGAAAGGCCCAGACCTTATCCCATACGGCCATCACGAGGGCTAGTCCACCTGAAACGATCTGGCGTATTTGGGTCAGGTTGTCTTTGATCCAGCGCACGACACGCTCCAACTGCCAGACGACAATCGTGCGCGCTTCTTCGAGTTTTCCCCGGATATAAGCTACCAAATTGGCCAATGACGGCAAGGTGGCGCGGGCAATCCCCTCCCACGTTCTAGCCCATGATTGCTGTAAGGTTTGCAGCTTGGCGATCATGTCTTTGAGGAACGGCCCAATTCCCGCCAATCGCTTCGTCATGGCGTCGCCCTTTGTCATGGTAGCAGCAAATGACGCCCCCAGCGCGAAGAAGGCGACAATAGCCAATCCGATGGGATTAAGCAGCG